GATCGAGACGATCAATTTAGTTACAACGTAGATGATATTTGGAAACGTTATTATATACACTATTCGTTAGACCAAAGCGATTCGCATACGTTGGATGAAATATACGATTTCGCACAGGCTGAATATTCAACCGAACCGACAAATGTGGTTAATTATGACCTTGTTTCGATTAAAGGACTTAATGAAGTTGATATACCTTTTGCACTTGGTCAGCGTAAAGCTAAATTAAATTGGCTTGAAAAGTTAGCCAAAACATTCTTTGAGTTAGCAGATGAGGCAACGGCGTTGTTTGGTGGTGGTACTAACTTTGCCGCAAAAATTGATGGTCGCGTTGGGGTTATGGTGATTAGTCAGAACGTGTTCACGGTAACGAAATTACTCTACACTTCAGCCGGAAGACAGCAACAAAACTTTATGAATTATGTTAGCGCTGGATCGCTTTGGAATAAATTTCATTACATCGAACAGATCGCATTAAACGACTTTATAATCAAAACAGATGCAAGGGTGCGAATTAAAGCATCGGATTTCGTAACTTTGTTAGATAACAACTACGTTGAAATTGATGGGGTTAGTTGTGAAATTCTAAGGTTAGAATGGGTTGATGAAAAAACACAAGCCGTAATAACCTACAAAGAGCCTAACAACTACGCTGATGGAAGGGTTTATACGTTAACGATTAACGACTAATGGAAAACACAAAAGAGATAGTTAAGCAAGTAAAAAAGAACCTTGACAAATTGCTAAAGCAAAATGATCAGATTCTAAGCAACTTGCCTGATGAACACAAAGCAAAGGTACTACCTATACAATTGGATATTCAAGCCGTAATGAGAGCCGCAAAAAGTGGTGACATGAATAAAATAACAGAAATTTCAAAGAAATATGCCGATACAAATAACCAATAAAACGTACACTGATATATTCGGTAATTCACTTGGATTCTTTCAGGCAAACGCGGGTGATCAGGTTAAGCTTAAATTGGAGGTTCAATCTTCAATAAGGTTATCCTCGCAGCAATCACCTTTTCAGTTGAATTTATCTGTTTATCCTTACGAGATTACATCACCATCGGCAAGTTGGGTTGAGGAAGGTTTTAGGATTAATGACAATATTACAATAAGTATTTGGGATCCATATTCATCTATTCCTTTAAATAGTTACGCGGCAACGATTGATTACATTGATGATAACGTGATTGGCGTTAACACTTTGCTCGGTTGGTATAACGTAACTGATCAGCAATACGCAACTATACACGTAACCGGTAGAGATCGCGATACCTTAGATGTTTTACTTAATCAGGTGTTAAACAGCACTGCGGGAACTGAATTTTCGTTAATAGATGGTGAGGTTACACGCTTTAAGTTTACTGGCATAAATACAACAACGGTAGGCACTACATTAACGGGATCGCAAACGGGGTTGCAATCAGGACAATTTGAAGCAACGGCAAGACTTGAAAGATTATCGAATCCAAACGCATATGAACGCGCGTATGGGTTAGTAATTGATTTTATTCAATCGGGTGTTTACTCATCTACGTGGTTCGAAACGTCTAACTGCCTTAAATCATTCATCAAATTAGAATGGGCATCACTTGCGAATGAGCCATTTGGTAAAACAATAAAGGTATTCAATGATGCTGCGGATACTGGTTGGTTTGATCAGGCATATAACACGCAAGTAATTAACGCTACACTTGTTCAGGGAATCGATTATTTAGATTACCAATTTACAACCACAGGACAATTCGTAATAGATTCGGCATCGACTGATTACGGTTTTGGTGCGGCTTACATTTCGATTGACACGGCTTACTATAAGAACCGACCATTTAACCAGAGTGTAATTACAATGGCTATACCATCGTCTGAGTTTACGATAGGTGTTCCAATTGCATCTGAGTTAAACGAATTTGGTGCTGGTTACACGCTTGAAATAACAGCTATAACAACGGTTGGAACGGTTCATACGGTTGACTTTGAGTTCATCCCTAATGCGGCTTTTAATACGTTCTTTGAAGGCTTAGAATTAGGTAATAGAAACTTTTACGTTTGGGCAAAATGGGGAACGGTAAACCTACTTTTATTCAGTGGTGAACTTGAAACAACACCGCCAATTGGTGGGCCATTAACGCCTGTACGTGTAGATTTCTTTGATCATTCAGAACAACTTACGGAAGCGGTTAACAATGACATTAATTGTCGCGGTAACATTGAAGATGATTTTGGGTTTAGCGGTATTTTTAGACTTGATGAGGGTATTCAATACGAAAGCATGACAGCGCGTATAGAGGCGTATAATACAATAACAGAAGAATCATTTACGTTAAATCAAGTGTTCTTTGATTTCACAAGCGTTCCCTTTAATGGAACTCAACACCTTTTAAACCTAACTATTCCGGTACAAAGCCAATTACCAACCACATCGGTTAAACGTGACGCGTCTTTATTTCTATTGCCTTCCGCAAATATTACGGGTGAGTATGGAATCAATCTTTATTTTCCTTTCTTATATCGATGGGAATATTGGTTGCCGCAAAACAATGCAGATGCTGATTTTTATCCGAACGACCAAACAAAGAACTGGTTCCCGTATGGTAACACGGGCAATTGGACATTGAGACTATACGTACAGTTAATCAAAGATGGGTTAGCCTACATTTACGACAATGAGGTAAGAATTTATAACTATGATAATGATTCTGAAATTGATCAGGAAATTGAACTTTACCGCGAATCAACAGGGCAGAATGTTCAAGTCGTAATTGATGGTGAACTACATAGAGTTGTTGCAACGCACACGCTTACAGATGGCACGGCTTGGGATCAATCAGGTACATGGGGAATGATTACGGTTGAGCCAACTGAAAGTTCACCGCGTTACATAGTGTCTACGGTTGTACCTTATGATTACAATCCAAGCAATCCACTAAGTCCAATTTCGGGGTTGTTGGTTAACATAACTTACCCAACTCCAGAGGTTGCTGTAATGGAATGTTATTTCGATCCTACAATTATGGATTTAAGTAACGGCGTAAAATTCACAACAAAGATCAAAGGTTGCACAAGTGAAGAATTATTAACACAAAAAATAACCACTAACAACGTAGTAAAAGAAACAACCTACGGTGAAACAAAACAAATATCTTAATTATGGGAATCAAAATACACAATTATCCAACAGAAAGCACAACCTTTAACAGTGAGGATTACTACGATATAGATGCGTATATTTCACCGGGTGTTTATAAATCAAAAAAGCAAAAAGGTAACGTATTCTTAAATCAATTTTCACGCGGTTTATTTGCGCAAACAGGCAATTCAACACCGGTTACTGCAACAACAACAGCGGCAACAATAATCGATGGCGGGGTTGGTACGTTAACTGTACCGGCTGGAGTATTTAAAGTAGGTGATTCTTTTCGTGTTGATATGGGCGGTGTAATGTCAGCAAAAAATAACGATACCTTGCGAATAGGTTTAAAAAGTGGAGCGGTTGACCTTGCACAGTCGGCGTTAATGGTAATGCCGGGAGTAACCAATCAAGTTTGGCATATGTCGGTAAATTTTACTGTTCGCGCAATTGGTGCTGCTGGTACGGCTGAATTAGTTACGTTGGCACAATTTCACATTTTAAAAGTTGCATCCGGAACGCAACAAGGATTCGCTTGGAATGAGGTTAACAACACAACTTTCAGCACAACAACATCTAACACTTTGGATATACAAGCGCAATGGAGTTCTAGCAGTGCGTTGAATTCTATTTATTCAGATATTTGCATTTTAAATAAGATCTATTAATATGTGTGATTGTTTAAACATAACCTTTCAAGTAGTTGGTGAGGATACTATTCAGACTATTCAAGTTAACGCAAACGGTACGTATGGAGGTTTCAATACCTTTGAATGGACTTTTAACGGCGTTACTTATTCAATGTGGAACGATGGAAGTTGGGAGGTTACTACCGATGGTATTGAAGGTACGGAAATAGTTACCTTTTGGGAATCAACACCTGAATGCCCAACCGCATCAATGCCGCAATGGGTTGATAATGGTTATTTTTCTACATTCACAACAGCACCTTGTTCATTTTGTACTTGCGTAAAGGTTGAAATAATAGGTGCAGAAACTGATATTATAAGTGCTAACCAAGCTGGGGTTGAAAATGGTTTTTACTACTATACTTTTGTATTCGATTCATCAACTTATTACATATATTTTAATGAACTTGAATCAAGGTGGGAAATAAACCAAGATTCAATTGGTGGCACTTTGGTTGCATATGCGATTATTGATTCCTCTTGTCCTATTTTTGAAGGTTGGACAAATGCACTTGAATTAACAATAAACACATTTAGTTGTGCGTGTACGCCGCGCGAGGATCGTATTTTTCGACAGTATGAAGTGGTTAAATTACCCGATACATTTGTTGAGCAGAATCGCGGATTAAAAGATTGCTGTTGTTCGTACTACGTTCTTGGATCGCCTGATCAAGAAACATGGAAAAAAGACCAAACATCAGCCTGGATTAAGCTGTCAGATTTAGGCGATACACATACATTCACGCTTTACAAAAACGGTCAACCAACTACCTATGTTTGCCCTAACTATTCCTTCATAAATGAGCCTAACGCATTCTATACAACTATTGAATGGTCAGATGTTCTTGAATCAGATGGTGTTGGATGCTACACATTAAAGGTTGAATTCGTTATTTCAGGGATTACAGGCGATTTTATATGGGGTAAATATGATCTAAAGCCTTACACTATTCAAAACGCTCTTAAAACGGCTCGAATCAAGGCTATATTTAACGGTTATCATGAGGTTGATCAAATAGATTTCACGGCATCGAATGTTGAAAGCACACATAGGTTTTTTGGTTATATAGGAAATCGCCAACCGAACACTGAAATCGATAATATTATTTACGATAATCGAGAAATGAAGCGCGTAATACGTGAGAATCTGAACGATTACGAAATAATTACTGAGCCATCTGATGAATGTATCATTCGCCCAATGGTTGAGTTGTATCTTTTAAGTGAAAACCAACTGTTCATTTCGGATTACAACGCGCATAACCACAGTTACCGTTATTTGGATTTGCCGGTAATCGTATCTGAAAGCGCACAAATCGAATATAAAGACCTTTCACGCAAGGCAACACTAACGTGTAAGGTAAGCGACAAGTTTAAATCAAATAGAACGTATTATAATGGATAAGATTTACTTAAAAGACAACTATATAGTCACTGAACTAGGTGGAATTATCGCCGTATTCCCAAAGAACTATTCAGGATATAGCGAAAATGTTTCAGGTTTTTATATCAATAGTACTTTACCCGTAAATAACCAACGTACAGTGTTCATTGATTTTGCGGATGTTGGTTCTATATATGATGAGGCTGGGGTAACTGCATATACAACAGATACGTTAAGAACTTTTTTACTTGGTAGCACGGGTTTTAAGTCACCCTCGGGAGGTAGCGGGGGCGTTTGGGGATCGATAACAGGAACGTTATCAACACAAACGGATTTACAAAGCGCGTTGGATGCCAAGCAAGACGATTTAATCAGCGGCACTAATATAAAAACCATTAACTCAACGTCTTTGTTAGGAAGTGGTGATATTACTGTTCAGCCTACATTAGTTTCAGCTACAAATATCAAAACAGTTAACGGCAACTCTTTACTTGGTAGTGGTGATTTGGTTATTGGTGGAGGTGGTTTAACGGTAGGTACAACAGCTATTGCAAGTGGAACTATCGGAAGAATATTATTTCAAAATGGCGGCGATGTTTTAGGTCAAGATTCTGCGTTATTTTGGGATAACACTAATAAGCGTTTAGGCATTGGTGCAACACCTTCAACAAGTGTGCGTTTAGACGTTCGCGCTCAAGGAGCGTTGAGTACTGACATAGCATTTAGAGTTAGAAATAGTGCTGATACATATAATATAATATCATCTTATGGAGATGAATTAACTATTATAGGTAGAAACGAATCAACGGAACCAAGGCTATTAATTAATAGAGCAGGAAGCACTAAAATGGTTCTAGGAGGCACGACTGATTTAAATATACAGTTTCCATCAAGTGGTTTTGGTCAATTAAACTCTGGCACTCAAGGATGGGATATAATATCATCTAGTGGAGATATTCGTACAAGAAACTCATCTACATTTACTCTATTGAAAGGTAATTTTTTCGGTATAGGTCAAACTACACCATCTGCTCGACTTGACGTAAGAGCGCAAGGTGCGTTAAGTACGGATATAGCGTTTAGAGTTAGAAACAGTGCTGATAGTGCAAATATATTAGAACAAAGGGGGGATTCTAATTTAATTCTTACTGGAGTAGCACCTAAAATGACGTATGCTTCGGCAAATAATGGTGGATCTATAAGTCATCATCCAAGAGGAGATTCTGTCATAAATTTAAAACATTCTTTTACTTTTTTTCAATCAGGTTTTAGTGATGGCTCCCAGAGTACAGCACCAAAACTTAATATGATTTGTGCAGATATTACTAATTATGGTATGAATAATGGGTTTCATTGGTATTTTAATAATAATTTAAACCCATTAGATTCGGAAAGAGCATTATGGTTAACCCCAAAGAAAACATTATCCATTTTTACTGGAACAGGGCCAGATGCTTATACAGCTAAAGTAGATAGTTTTGAACTGTATTCAGCCGACATCGTAGCAGGAAATGCAGCACCACACTTTAGAACAGAAAACGGAAATATAATAAAACTTTTTAGAGGTTCTGCATTAACGGCATCTGATGGAACACTTGCAAATGCAGTTACAAGAATTGCAGAAATTCAGGCAAGGTTGCAAGCTCACGGATTAATTGCTTAATTTTACATTATGGGACTAATAATAAACAAAACAGAAGAAAAAACTATCACCATTCAAGGCACAACTATTGAAATGGATAGCGTGTACGGAAGAATTGAATTTGCTGGTCGAGCAGATGGTAAGACATTAGAGGTTAGTATCGCTACATACGCCTCAAAAGAGGCATATGAAAGCGGTGCTGCTGTACTATCTACGGATGTACCTATGGGTAACTTAACCGTTGAAATATTACCAACAGAAGCACAAAGCATTGAGACAGCTTTGAATTATTCTAAGGTTGCTTTTGAAAATGCTGGTTATTTAGTTAACATTGAGTTATGACACCAACATCTATACTTGACCTTATCAAAAAACACGGCGCATTGGGCGTTCTAACTATTTGGCTTTTTTACACTAACGAAAGGTTAAATAAAGTTGAAGCTGAATTATACAGATGCTATGATAAAATGAGCGCATACAATGAAGTTGGTAAGCGTTACCCTAAAGGATTAGGTTACTACGCTGTCATTCCAAAAGAAACGTCTTTAAAAAGCAAAAAACACGCCTAATTTATGTACAGTCGCGAACAGATAGAAAGAGCAGTAAAAGCCAAAGGACACGTTTGGTTTGAAGATAAGTCAAACAAAGGCTACGATGTCAATATAGTAGGTGTACGTAACAATGCGCCAACGGTTGCTGATAAAGTAACCAATGTTTTTGACGATCACATTACGATTTCATTTAAGATCAATGGCGAATGGCAGTTTTTCTGTTGGTCGGCAACAGTTGATCCGGGTAAAAAAGGCGTTCAGCAATTTGGAAATAAGAAAGGTGTTGCAAGGCTTGTTCCAGGACAATACAGAGGTGCATACGCAATTGATTCACATGGTGGTAAATACACTGCATTATGCCAACGGTTACAGCCTGTAATGGTTTACCGTGATGCTGATCGAAATCTAACGTTTGATGAAAGTAAGTTAGACACGGGAATGTTTGGAATCAACATACATAAAGCTGGGCGCGATTCGACATGGGTTGAAAATTGGTCAGAGGGTTGTTCTGTATTCAAACGATCATTGGACTTTGATGCGTTTATGAAAATAGTACAACAAGCACGTAAGATTTGGGGTAACAAGTTTACCTACACACTAATCGAATCAACAGACATCAATGCCAACTAATTCATTAAAGGCTAAGTTAGCGAAAGAATATTTACTCGCTTATCCAACAACGCCAACGCAAACAATTGCAAAGATGTTGTTTAATGACAATCAAAAAGTGTTTTCCTCATTAGAAGATGCAAGAGGGGTTGTAAGGTATCACCGTAATGAACACGGAAGTAAAAACAAAAAAGCAATCAGCATGAGAACCGAAGACGAAAAAAAACAATCACAAGGTTGGAATAAACTACCTGAATCCGATTACGTTAAAGTTGATGATTATGTTATCCCAAAGGGTAACAATCGCGTTTTAATCCTAACCGACATACATTTCCCTTACCAAGATAATGAGGCTTTGAGCATTGCGCTGAATTACGGGCGCGAGAATAACTGTAACGCAATCATCCTAAACGGTGATGCAATGGATATGTACCAAGCATCACGCTTTGTAAAAGATCCACGTTTGCGTGATCTTGCCGGTGAGATCGAAATAGTGCGCGAATTCTTGGAGTTGCTTTATACGGAATTTAGTTGTCCTATTTATTACAAAATAGGAAACCATGAGGATCGATGGGAAACGTATCTCAAAACACAAGCACCGGCGTTAATAGGCATTGAGGAATTCGAACTTCAACACATTCTTAGATTCGGTCAATACGGCGTTAACTTAGTCAAGTCTAAACAAATGATTCGATTGGGTAAATTAAGGCTGTTACACGGGCATGAATTCGGAATGAGTGTATTCTCACCCGTAAACGCCGCGAGAGGATTGTACACACGCGCAAAGGCATCCTCTGCAATAGGACATCATCACGTTACATCTGAGCATTCAGAAAAAGACTTAGATGGCGAAGTGGTTACTACATGGTCGATTGGCTGTTTATGTGGCTTACAACCTGATTATCTTCCCTTCAACCGGTGGAATCATGGCTTTGCATTTGCTGTTATTGACGATAATGGAGGTTATGAATTTAGGAACTTGCGAATAATCGATGGCAAAGTGAGGTAATTTGCTTAACTTTAATAGTCTGATTCGTGTTTTTCTTCGCATCGCCATCTCTTTTTAGGGGTGGCTTTGTTTTTTTTTCACATTTTTTTCTCAATGTTTTCGCGGGTTTCAGCGATTTATCAAAAAATAATTCACATTTATTGTTGGTTATATCGAATTGTTATATACCTTTGTAAGGTCAATAAGGCACAAACGAAAAACATAAACAGATGAACACATTTTTATTTTTACTCACATCACTGATCTTCTTTATCGCCAAGCCGATGATTTGCTGGAGTTATTTTGCTAACTATATAGTTGCATACACTTTTATGATAATGGCAGTATTATCATTCTTGAATTACGTTGAATCTAAAATGAACCAAAGATGAATATTTACGACATCGAATTGCGCCCTTGTGGGCATGGAGTTTACCGGGTTAAGGTAACAATGGAAAACGGTTACAAGGTTACTTTGATAGTTACCGACATGACCTTAATTGACGAGTATAAAGATGGCAACAAAGAGCCTTTAATTAACCACATAAACAACAAGTTATGAAGCTAACTAACAAAACTTACAAGATCGTTTACTTAGACAACGATGGCGAACTATTCACGGTGCGCAATAAGAACAACGGCAACGAATTCGATATTTACTTTTCAGCATTGGAATTTGACGCGTGGCTTGAAACAGAAGGTTACGAAGAAGATGAAAGCGAACAAGGTTACATTCAGATCAGCAAGTTAGGAATGTATCGAATGGTCGAAAACAAAGAAACGTTTAAAGAAAAGAAACACAAAGTAAGCGCAGACAATGACTTTGTTTTGGAGTTATCGCGATACATTGCCGAAAGTTACAATTGGAACCAACACGCCCAAGCTGAACATGACTATTTAATTAACCTACAAAAAAACGAAGCATAATGGAAAATCAAGAATTTATTAAAGATCTTTTATATATGACACCTGATGAAACCGTTAGAGGCGTTTTAAAGCGATTTAACGCACGATCTTTAGTTGGAATAGAGAAATACTCCACTACACTGGACAGAAACGATCTAACACGCTTAGAATGGCTTCAGCATTTACAGGATGAATTAATGGATGCGGTGCTTTACATTGAGAAATTAAAACGTATAGGATTATGACAGCAGATTTTGCACTATTTACCGTATTATTTACATTAGGTGTTCTGGTAGGGTTTTATTTAGGCATGAAATTTTGGGATCAATTTAACAAGTGAATCAGATGAAAACAAGAAAACATAAACACATCACATTACCAATTACTAAGGTCATGGAATGGTGGAGAAAAGGGCATACTTCAGAGGGTGCAAAGGGTGGATCATTTAATCTTGATCTGTATTTAAATTATTGTGTAGCGCGTGAGAATTATGAAGATAGGAAAAAAGTACAATAGACCAAAGCTAATGGACAGCAACGTCAGAAAAGTAAGGAATGCAACACGCGTAATCGAAATGTACGGTTTAGCCGGTAAAAGTAGACTTAGAACGACTGTATATAGACGAGCCTACATGATGGCTAAACTTCGGCAAATAGGATGCACGTTTGAAATGATCGGTGAACTATTTAATAAAGATCATTCAACGGTTGTATATTCGGTCAAGAATCACGATTACTTTGTCAAGATGAACGACTTGACATATAAGTTAGCGGTTGAGCCAGTAAAGACTACGTTTAAGATCATGAATCAAGAGGTACAGTTAAACATATACAGCGATGTGTTAAGTTGCTTAGACTTTAACGATTTGCTTTTGATCAAAGAAAAAATACATAACGGGATGTACAATTAAATTTGTATATTTGTAGAGAGGGTTTGCGGAGGCATCCCAGTAAAAAGTTTCACACACTTCTTTTCCCTCTCTATTTTTTTAAGTGTGTGGTTTAAATAAGTGTGATAAATGAACGGATACAATCTTCTAAGGGATTGGTTTAATTTTAAATTTGCCAACCCATCAAAAACAAAAGCAAGTCATTCTGATTTTTATTGTTATTTAATTGATCGTTGGAATCGGTTAGGTCAAAAACAAGAATTTGGTTTACCTACTTCCGTAACTATGGAGGCACTTGGTATAGGATCATACAATACGTATAAAAAAACATTGAATGATTTGATCGAATTTGGTTTTGTTACAATCGTATCTGAAAGCAAAAATCAACACCAAAGTAAGATTATTGCTATATCAAAAAATGACAAAGCAATTGACAAAGCACTTGACGAAGCAAATAACAAAGCAACTGACAAAGCAACTGACACCATAATAAAACAAAAGAATAATAGAACAAAAGAAAGGAATTTGTTATTCGATAAGTTTTGGGTTATGTACGGAAAATCGGCTGATAAAAAAAAGTGCATGGATAAGTTTATCCTATTATCAGATAGTGAAATTGATTTGATCTTTGAAACGTTGCCAATCTATTTGCTTAAAACACCTGATGTTCAGTATAGGAAAAATCCTTTGACTTACATAAACGGCAAATGCTGGAATGATATTGATCTAAACAACCCGCAGATACCAAGCAATCCGTATAACTTACCTCCCGTTGTTTGGGAAGGTTGATAAATTAACAGATATGTACAAAAGATTATCAGACGTAAACAGTCAAATGAACGAAATACGTCAAGTAAAAAATGTTCGGGGCAAATCTATTGGATGGGATTGGGATATGTTACCCTTTACAATTAAGGAGGGTTGTACAACTTACATAGGTGCTGCCCCAGCATCCGGTAAAACGGAACTTTGGTTTGAGTTTTTAATCAACCTTTCATGCATACACGGTTGGAATCATGTTGTGTTTTCACCTGAAACTGGTAGTGCTGCCGAAATATACGCTGAACTATGTTATAAGTACATTGGTAAACCTTATTCGATTGGTCACAATTCCATGACACAATCTGAACAAATACGCGCTGAACATTTCATAAATGAACATTTCATTGTGATTGATCCAATTGATGAGGATTTAACATTGCAAGGGTTTTATAAATTGGTTGATGAGATCGAACGAACGCATAATATAAACATCCATACAACCACAATTGATCCTTGGAATGAATTAACCGAGGAATATATCCAAAGTGATTTAGGCCGCGAAGACAAATATCTTAGTCGTATTTTAGGAATTGCAAGAAAGAACGCGCGTAAAACAAATAGGCACAATTGCATAATAAATCACGTTCGCGATCAACCAATGGTACATGGTAAAACAGTTGTAGGTACTGAGATCAGTTATTTTCCAATACCAACGGCGCGTGATTTTGCCGGTGGGCAAGTATGGTTTAGAAAAGGACTATCTGTATTGATCCCTTGGCGACCTCCTTACGGATTGCCAAATGAGGATGGAAGTTGTGCAGAAAAAAATGAAGTACATTTGAAAGTTGCAAAGAGTAAACCAAAAGGCGTATCAAAAAACGGAACATATCGCTTATTTTTGGATGTTGAACGGTATCAATATTATATGATCGATTGGAAGGGTAATAGAATTTATGCGAATAGATCACATATACAACCAACTCAAACAACACTAAACCACATAGTCAAAGATTGCCCATTTTAGTACTAAATTAGACCTAAAAAAATCAAGTAAATAAAAACACGAATTATATACATGAAATTATGATTGAAGAACTAGAACACTTACTCGCGCAGACATCAACAAGCGCAATTATCGGTAGCCTTAAACACGAATTAGATAGGCTAAAAACAGTTGATGAGGACAAGGCAAAGCCATTCATTGATGGAAGTAGTAAACACTTGGAAAGCATGAAGCACGTATTATTACATTTGATGATATGCGAGAAAGAAATACGCAACCTTATAAGCCAAAACTACAACCTACATAAAAGCGTTTTGGAGTTGACGAATGAGTTAACAAAGGTTAAAACTGAAAATACTCACTTAATGCAAGGATTATGAAAAAGTACAAAGTATTGAATTTATACGCTTGTCTTGGTGGTAACCGTTATAAGTGGGATGAAGTAGCAAAAAACGCCAATATTGATTTAGAAGTAACGGCAGTTGAATTAGATGAGGAAGCAGCACATTTATACCAAGAAAGATTTCCTAATGATATTGTAATTGTTGCAGATGCACACCAATATTTGCTTGACCATTACAAAGAATTTGATTTTATATGGAGTTCACCGCCTTGTCCAACTCATTCACGGGCCAGGTATTGGGGTTTTGGAATAAATGGGAAGAAACCAATTTATCCAGATATGAAGTTATACGAAGAAATAATATTTTTGCAAAGTCATTTTAAAGGAAAGTATTGTGTTGAAAATGTTATTCCTTACTATGAGCCTTTAATCACACCACAAAAAAGAGGTAGGCATTTATATTGGTGCAATTATATATTACCAAATGTAATCTCAAATAGAGGCAATAAATTAAAAGAACAAAATACCAATTCTGAGTCATTAAATCATTATAATAAATTTCACGATTACGATTTTACTAAATACAAAGGTGAGCAATTAGTATTAAAAATGGCGCGTAACCTGGTCGATTATGAAGCAGGAAAAACTATATTAGAAACCGCTTTGAACATCTACAAAAAGTCAGACATTAAACAAACATCTATTTTTGATTATGAGATGTAAAAACTGCAAAGAGAAATTTGAGCCTATACGCTTTCTCCAAAAGTATTGCTTAGAGCCTGAATGCGTAAAAGTATGGGTTGACAAAGAAAAGGAAAAGCAATGGAAGGATAAAAAGACGCGGTTAAAAAAGGAACTGATGTCATTACAGGACTACCTGAAGATTGCACAACAAGTATTCAACAAGTACATCCGCGAACGTGATAAAGGAATGAGCTGTATATCATGCGGAAATGAGCCTAAAAAAGCAAACGCTGGACATTATTTTTCACAAGGTGGGCATTCAAACGTTAGGTTTAATGAAGACAACGTACATCTACAATGTGAACACTGCAATAGTTTTTTGAGCGGTAACCTACTTAACTACCAAATAGGAATTGAAAAGCGTATAGGCGGTGAACGGTTACTTGCATTGCATGAAATAGCGCATGAAACAAAGAAATGGACTATTGACGAACTAACGGATCTGATCGCAACCTACAAAGCCAAAATAAAAAATCTATAATTTTTTTACTAAAATGTATAACGTATTAAAAAAGTTGTATATTTGAAGCATAATTTTAAACATAAACACAATGAGAAAACCAAGAAAAGGAGTAATCGAGAATTACTACAAAGTCTTAAATGTAATTCAAAAGGAATTCAAAAGACCAAATCAGAAAACGGTATCTGATATTTTAAGAAACCACAACCTAAGCACTTGCCATGTAGGTATAATGAAAGATTTCGGTATTATTGAAAAAACAACCAAAGGAACACAATGGATTGGATTAGAGCCATCATTTGAAATGGCAATGGCTATACGCAACCGTTATGTTGAAAAGATAGCTGAAAGAAAGATCACAAAAACTAAACAACCAGCATTTGAATGGGCAAAGCCTGAAACAACGGTTAAGATTGAGCCTAATTACGAATATAAGCCACAACCCGATTCAAGCCTTGTAAGCGAGTTTATCGATCACCATGAACAATCACTATTACCGCCGCCAGTAAAGCGCGTTAAAACGGCTAAAATCGATGTAAAAACGCGTATGTTTCAGTTGCGCATCTTTGGACTTAACTTATTTACAGTAAAATACTAATATTATGACACGAAAAAAACAAGAATTAGACGCATTCGAGCAAGTACTTGAGGACAAAAGCCAACGTAATAACATCTATTTCAAGTTATGGAAGGCTAAACAAGAGATCGGTAAGGTCGTAAAGGGTAATGATAATCCTTTTTTTAAATCAAAATACGCTGATCTTAACAGCATTTTGGAAGCGGTTGAGCCATCACTGCATAAATACGAATTGATTATATTACAGCCTTGTATTGGTAATTTAGTAGAGACTCAAATAATAGATTGCGAGACTGGTGATATGGTTACTTCATCTTTGATACTTCCGGAAATAAGCGATCCCCAGAAAAAAATTGCCTCTGTATCTTACTTTCGAAGAGCGAGTTTGCAATCACTTTTGAGCCTTCAGGCTATTGATGATGATGGTAATGAGGCACGTAAGGGAACAGTGGAAAACAAGCCAACAATAAATGATGAACGTTTTCAAAATGGTATTAAAGCAATACAAAGAGGTGAGGCATCTATTAAAGACCTTGAAAGTAACTTTGCGTTGACTGGCTCACAAAAACAAGCATTATCTGAATTATGAATCCAAAGGTAGTATTATTTGATGCTGATTCGCTTATTTATCAAGCGATGTATAGAGTGGTAACATTCGGTGAATTACGCGAAATGATCCGTAAAGGTGATAGTAGGTTTTCAATTGAGTTAGAAATCTTGCAACGCGGATATGATCGCTTTGAAAAGATCGCCTTTGATATACTAAATGAGATTGAAAGCGAATATCAAACATCGGTTGTAAAGTACTTTTTTACCAAGTGTAAGCGTAACTTTCGGAAGGATGTTGATCCAACGTACAAAGCCAATCGTAAATCTAACCGATGGGTAAATGAATTGCGATCTTATCTATTGGATTATTTAGATGGTTCTTTTGCATCTGATGAATACGAGGCTGATGATCTGATCTATTTCAACACGCAATTGATGAACCAATATGATTACATTATATGCTCAATTGATAAAGACCTTAAACAAATACCCGGCATTCATTACGATTATTACCAAATGAAGGTAAAGGATGAAAACGGTGAGTATATGGTTGATCAATTCGGACAATTCGTAAAGGTGCGCAAGGGGTTTAGATATGTTACAGAATCAGAGGCTGAAATGATGCAGTTTACAATGATGCTAACGGGCGATGTAAGCGATAATGTAAAAGGCGTTTACGGTATAGGTCAAAAGAAAGCGGAAAAACTGTTACAGGACAAAAATACGTTTGGAAAAGTACGCGCTGTATGTGAGGCTTATATGAACGAATCTGATAATTGGAAGGAACGAATAAGAAACAATAAGAAATTAATGATTTTCCACTAAAAAGCGAACTATGGAACAATTAAAACAGACAGCAATAGATTGGTTTGAATATCAACTAAAGGATAATTTAGGTAACATTGTTATAAATCAAAACTGGAAATTGTTAGAAGGTTTAATTCAACAAGCCAAACAAATGGAGAAAGAGCAAATAATTGAGGCACACGGCGATAAGAAAAGAACAAAAAGTAATTCAGGCAGTTGCGTTACATATGCTTACACTTTTACGGGTGAAATGTACTACAACGAAACCTTTAAATCAGAATAGAATGGCAAAAGTAACTATTGAATTTGATAGCATCGAAGACAAGGAAGAAATGGAGATGTGTCTTAACGGAATGAAGTGGTATTTATTAGCATGGGAATTAGACCAATATTTACGTAACAGACTAAAACACGAAGAATTACCTGAAGATGCTTACAAGGCACTAGACGAGGCAAGGGATAAACTGCATGAGTTAAGAAGTGAAGATGGCTTAACGTTTGATTGAGTTTATACCTAGCCAAAACTTAAAATATTATGCAGTTATGGCTGATTATAACGGCTGCGTGTATGAGCAGTTGCGGACTTTAACCACAAAACTTAATTAGAAGTAGAAATGATGAATATACAAAAAACTTTATTTGAAACACTGAACCCGCAATTGCTTATACACGATGTTAGCGGCTGTGCATTATTTCACGGAGATTGTTTTTCTTTTTCAATACCTGAATACGATTACATAATAAGCGATTTACCTTACAATACAAAATATGCTGATTGGGACAAGGGATTTAATGCCAATAAATTTTTTGAGATGAAAGCTAAAGGGTTTGTTTTATTTGCGGTGCAACCATTGACAAGCGAATTAATTATGGCAAATAAAAAACAATATAAGTATGATATGGTTTGGAGTAAGAATTGTTATAAAAGTAACTCATTTAAAACAAGACCGGGCAGGCAGCACGAAACAATATTGATATTTGGTAATTTGCCATATAATGCACAAATGACCAAAAGAACCGAACCCGAAATGCAAAGGCTTAATTATGAACAAAGGAAAAAATATCAATATAAAAATCCTGGCAGTGTATTGTTTTTTGATGCTATAAATAACAGAAACGGCAGCCGAACTGGACACCCTGCCGAAAAACCATTGGATTTGATGGAGTGGATTATTAAAACATATACAAATGAAGGCGATACAATATTTGACCCATTTATGGGAACAGGAACGACAGGGGTCGCTTGTCTAAAAAATAACAGAAAATTTATTGGCATTGAAAAAGAAAAACAATACTTCGATATTGCTTCGGAGCGTCTTTTGCATTGCCGCTAACTAGACGCTAAGCGCAATTGAATTATAACTAAGTAGGCAGCGAGTGTTGGGGTGTCACTCAGCAGAGGTAATAAACAACTACCTTTTGAGTTGCTTACTTTATACATTTAAGGTTATAGCATGATAATACAAAAAATAATTTAAGGCTAATCGCCGAAAAACCGATTTAGTAATCAAATAAAAACAAAGTAAAATGGAACAATTAAAAGTAAGTGGGCAAGTGTTCAAAGTAAGCGACAAGATCGTCAAATCAGAGAAATTCACATTTAGAAACCTATGGTTAACGCATGGCGATAAATATCCACAGACAATCGAAATACAATTCGTAAATGACAAATGCGCATTATTGGATAGCGTAACACCGGGTGATAAAGTAACTATCGGTATTAACTTAGATGGTCGCATATGGAACGGTCAAGATGGGCAAAAGGTATTCAACACAATCAAAGGTTGGTCGATTGAAATGGCTGGACAAGTAAAGCAAGAAAACACGCAACCATATCAAGAGCGCATGATGGAAAGTACATCGCAAAAGATCGAGCGATTAAGAAATTTAGAGCAATTAACGAAAGAAGGGGATGACCTTTTACCATTCTAAGCATGAAAGCAAATGATCTTATTAACATCAACAACAAAGTGCGCCAATTGATCAAAGCGCATTTACAAGCCAATAATATGACGTTAACGGCTTTCGCTAAGGCTACTAATATACATCAGGCTCAACTATGGGTGTACATGAATGAAAAGCAAAAGGGCTTACATACATCAACACTTGAAAAAATAGGTGATTATTTAGCGAAAAAAGTTTAAATTGCAATTATGATCATGCCGCCAACCAAAATGGAAATACGTAACTTACTCGCTGATTTTGCAAGTGATGATATGTACGTTGTTTTCACGCATGATTATGAAGATTACATTTTAACCGGTTTTAAGATTACAGGGGAAGGTTTACGCCTTCCTTTGTTGTTAGATTACCTACGAACTAATAACATTCCAATACTATCTGTAAAGGCATCACCAGTGCCACATGAATGGTATGAAGATGAGTGGATATTGTGGTGGGATATACTAATTATGAAATACGGTATGGAAAATTGAATTATATTTGTCAATAGTTTATGTTTAACGGTTAGGTTGGGGAGGCATTCGTATTCATTTCTCTATTCTATAAGCACCGCACAGTTAGCCTCCCCTTTTTTAACCAAAAACACGCATAATTATGAAAGAAAAATTGAAAGTTGCATTTGGAATTACATTACTACCGTTATTTGCGGCAATGTACTACATGGATAAGATAATACTACTATTCTTGCCTCACTTACCACAAGAGAGTGTTCAAAAGTGGTTCGGATCGCAAAAAGAAATGGTCAGTAGTACGATAAGAGTTGTTGCCTTTTGGGGTGCAGTTGGTATATACTACGTAATTACATGGATCATTGGAGTTCTTTAGCACATACGATAAGATTGAGCGCGTTTACTCAACGAATTACGACAAATGTATCATTGGCTATTGTCAAAACACGCTAATACCTATCTATTCAGCTAATAAACTAATCAAAGTACTAAGGAAA